AAAGTAGCTCTTGCTTTAAAACAGGAGGACGAACATATTACAAAATTATTAAATCAAGCTGATGAAGATGGTGACCAGAATACGTTATTAACATTAAGACGCAGAGTAAGACAATTGAGAGATAAAGTACGACTATGAAAGGATGTGAGAAATAATGGGAGATTATTATCCTTGCAACGATTGTGGTAAGGACTGTGATAAATTAGGATATGATTATTGCTGTGAAAGATGTACTTGGGGATTAGATGAAATTCCTGAGGGTTGGTGTGATGAGTGTGACCAAGATTTTATAGGAGCTAACAATGTTAAGTGAAAATAGTATTGATAAATTAGTACAGCCTTTGGTAGACAGACAGGAAAACATCAATAATTATGTGATAGGTGTGATTGCAAAACGTGTAAAAGAAATTGGTACAATGTCAAAAACAGATGTTAAAACATTGAAAAGCTTGTTGAAGTCTGGTAGTGATGTAAAACAAATTAACAAGGAACTTGCAAAACATTCTAATTTACAGGAAAAGGAAATCAAAAGTATTATCAAGACAGTTGCTTCTGATACTTATAATTCACTTAAACCATACTATGATTATAGACATAAGTCATTTATACCTTTAGAGAAAAATAAGTCATTACAGAACGTGGTAGACACAATATCAACACGGACAGTTGGCACATATAAGAACATATCCAAAGCACAGGCATTTATGATAAGGGATATGAAAAATCCAAAAGTATTAAAGCCAACATCTATTGCAGATACATATCAGTCAGTGATAGATGAAGCAGTACAGGCAGTATTATTAGGTAACATAGATTTTAATACAGCTATGAGAAGAACTATGAAACAGTTAAATGAAAGTGGTATTCGACAGGTAACGTATCAGGCAGAAAGTGGAAGAATACATTCACAAAGACTTGATACAGCCGTTAGAAGAAATATGCTTGAAGGTATCAGAGCAATAAGACAGGGAATTGAAGATGAAGCCGGAAAGCAGTACGGGGCAGACGGAAAGGAAATATCAGTACACGATTATCCCGCACCCGACCACGCTCCGATACAAGGACATCAATTCACAAATGAGGAATATGAAAAGTTGCAAAATGCAGAGCCGTTCAAAGACGTGAGAAAGGTTAAGTTTCAAAGCATACAAAGAGCAATAGGAACTTTAAATTGTAGGCACTTTACATATTCAATCATTGTGGGTGTCACAAAACCTTTATATTCAACACGAGAGCTGAATACTATTCTAAGACGTAATGAGGAAGGTTATACTTTACCGAATGGTAAGCATTTGACAATGTATGAATGTACGCAGGAACAAAGAAGATTGGAAACTAAAATCAGACAGTATAAAGATGGACAGATAATGGCAGTTGAAATGGGTGATACAGATTTAGCAAAGCACTTTCAAACGAGAATAAGTCAGTATAATAAGAATTATAAATCATTCAGTAAAGCCTGCGGATTAAGCATAGATAAAACACGAACAACAGTCAGTGGTTATAAAATGATAAATTAATTGAAAAAATTTTATTATTATCTATTTACAAAAGTGAAAAAATGTAATATAATAAATAAGTAAGGATGTAATGACTCGTTTGCCATATTTCTTACCCTCTTTAAAGGTACAATGTATAAGGTCTAGACCCCTTGTATGTTGTACCTTTTTGTGGTTTTTACAGTCAAGCATACGACGTTTAAACAATGCACATTCACGCAGAACCGCAACTGCGAATTTATAAATTAAGCGGACATAAAAGAATGTAAAGGAGATTTTTCAAAATGAAAGTGAAAGAACTGTTTGACAATGCAGAAGGTGGAACACTCACTTATGAGCAGTTTCAACAGGCAGTGAAGGATGCGAATGCGAAATTCGTTGATGTTCACGAGGGTGGTTATGTATCCAAATCAAAATATGATGATGATATTAAGGCTAAGGACACCCAAATTGAAACACTGAATGGCACTATTGCAACTAGAGACACAGATTTAGCAAAAATTCAGAAGCAGTTGGAGGAAGCGGGAGTGGATGCAGGGAAGTTATCAACATTATCCGCAGACTTATCCACATTGCAGGGCAAATACGATACTGATATAAAACAGTATCAGGAACAGCTTGCAAAACAGGCTTATGAATTTGCCGTTAAGGAATTTGCTAATACACAGAAGTTTTCAAGCAATGCCGCAAAGAGAGATTTTGTTAATTCACTGATAAATGAAAATCTCAAGATGAATGATAAAAATGAAATTATGGGAGCAAATGATTTTGTAAAGCAGTACACTGAAAGCAATGCCGATGCGTTTGTAGTGGAAGCTACACCAGAGCCAACTCCCACAAAACCCCAGCCGAGTTTCGTTCAGCCAACGAATCAGCCGGCTCCTCCATCTAAGCCAACATTGACAGAGCTTATGATGGCAAAGAATAACAACCCCTCTATGGAGGTTAATTTTTAAGAAAAGAAAGGAAGGTAAAGAATAATGCCAACAGCATCATTATTTGATTCAAAAATTTTCAATGGTGAGGTATTTCAGAAGTATGTTGACAGAATACCTAACACAAAGCTCAATGAACTTGTAAAGTCAAGAGCAATCAGACAGAGGCAGGATTTGGTTTCTGCAATGTCAGACCAGGCAGGTGGTAATTATATCACAACGCCTTTGAAGGGTCTTATTAGTGGCTCAGTACCAGTAAACTATGATGGTGTTACAGATATTCCATCGAATAGCACAGTAACATTCAGTCATTCAAGAGTTGTAATTGGTAGAGCTAACGCCTGGACAGAGAAGGACTTCTCATACGATATCACAGCTGGTGAGGACTTTATGGAGAACATCGCACAGCAGATTTCAGAGTATTGGGATGAGATAGACCAGGATACAATCGTTCATATCCTTAATGGTGTATTCAATATGAAGGATAAGGCAGGTGCAGAGTTTGTTTCAAAGCATACTTATAATGTCGTAGCTATTGAGAATAGTGAGGGCAAGACAGGTCTTATGGATGGTACAACTCTTAACACTGCAATGCAGAAGGCTTGTGGTGACCATAAGGGTAAGTTCTCACTTGCAATTATGCACAGTGCAGTTGCTACAGACCTTGAGAACTTGAAGCTTCTTGTTTACTTGAAGTACAATGACGCAAATGGTATGCAGAGAGATTTGTCAATTGGTACTTTGAACGGCAGACTTGTAATGGTAGATGATTCAATGCCGACTGTTGAGGATTTGTCAACAGCAACATTCGCTAAGACATCAGACAGTGCAGTTGATTCAACAAAGACATACTACACAAGAAGCGGTTCTTCAAGTGCAGGTTACACTTATTCAGAAGTAGCAAATCCGTCAACAGACGCTATTGCTAACTACTATGAAAAAACAGCTGATGGTCAGGTAGCTTATATCACTTATGTATTTGGTGATGGTGCTATTGAGTATACAAACTGTGGTGCTAAAGTACCATATGAGATGTATAGAGACCCTAAGACAAACGGTGGTGCAGATACACTCTACAGCAGACAGAGAAAGTGCTTCGCTCCTTATGGAATTTCGTTCACACAGAACACAATGAAGTCACTTTCACCTACTAACGATGAGCTTGAGCTTGGTGAGAACTGGGAGCTTGTAAACTCTAACGCTGAGGGTGAGAAGCAGTATATCGCACATAAGGCAATTCCTATTGCAAGAATCATTTCACTGGCATAATAAGTGATTTAAGGAAGGTGGTTTCATTATGTATTTGACGTTTGAGGATTATACTAATTTCGGTGGTAAATTAAATGAGACCACCTTCAATGATTTAGAGTTTGGTGCTGAAACTGTTATAGACTATTATACGTTCAACAGACTTAAAAGGGAAACTCAGTACCCTGAAGAACTCAAAAGATGTGTATTTGCTTTAATCAAAATTGCCAAATTACAGGAAGACGCTTTATCACTGGGACAGACAGAAGATGGAACATCCACATCATCAATCACCAGTCAGTCCAATGATGGAGTTAGCATTAGTTATAATGCAATGTCTGCTTCAGAAGCTTATCAAATGACTGATAAGCAGGTGGAGAAGACAATTAAAATGTATCTTGGAGGCGTTGTCAATACTTTAGGACATAGACTTTTATACAGAGGAGTATATCCGGATGAGTAAATATCCAATTTGGTGGGACACTACATTGACAATTTATAACAAGTTTCAGGATACACAGACCCAGCTTGTAAAATGGTATCGAACGACAGTGAGTGGATGTTTTTGGAAGTATGTTGGTGACAAGATTAGTATTAACAATACAACGCTTGAAACTAACAACATAATATGCAGAATACCAAAGCAGGATAATTTCCTGGAGAAGCATTTGTGGATAAATACGCCAAACGACACTATGAGTGATTTCTTTACACTGGGAACTGGTGATATCATTGTAAAAGGAGAAGTTGATGATGAGATAGATGAATACACGTCTAAGAAGCGTTCAACAGACCTTGTGGCAAAATATAAAGCTCTGCAAGGATGTATGCAAATTGAAGAAGTTGCAATAAATGTAGGAGCAGGAAGATGTAATGAACACTATTATGTGAAAGGCATTTAGGTGTATAGTATGGCAAAGCAAGGTGGTTTCAATATTAAGGTTAAACTGGATAGACAATCACTATTGAATGCGGTACAGAATGCAGAAGCAGATGTCAAAAGCGTTACATCAAGCAAATATACTAAGAAGGATGTCGCAGAGGATTACGCAGAACTGATTGACCCTTATGTACCATACAGAACAGGAGCACTTGCAACATATGGTATTAATTACAAAGGTGAAATTGTTTACAGTGCAATAAATTCCGACTCACTATATAATTATGCTGGTATTCAGTACACTCACAAATTTGACCATCCTAAAAACGGACCGCACCCACTGGCAACAGACCACTGGGACCAGGTAGCAAAGCCTATCATATGGGATGAGTTTGTTAGTGACGTAACAGACATAGTGAGGAAGAGGCTCAAGAAAAGAGGAAGTTGATTTATGGAAGATATGAATGCAGTTATGCTACAGTATTTATGCGAATGTCCCACAATACAGGAAAATCCCATATATTTCAACTTTGCACAAAGTCAGGATAACAATCAGTTATTTGTAACATCCACAAATACCATCAACGAGGAATATGTTGATGGCAGTAAATTAAGACGTTATCAGTTCACATTATTTGTATATAAATCTTTAAGTTATGACCCAGTTGTAAAGATGGAAGGTTATGTAAAATCTCACGAGAATGTTTCAGAAGTAGCTGATTTGCAGGAGATTTTAGACTGGATACAGCAACAGGCAGACGAAAAGAATTATCCGGATTTTGGAACTGATTGTATCATAGACAATATGAAGACAGCGACAAGCAATCCTGTCTTATATGGTACAGATGTATCTGTCACACCAGCACTTGCAAAGTATGGAATGACAGTACAAATTGATTATATAGATACCTCAACGGTACTATTTAAGTGAAAGGAGAAAACTAATTATGGCAGTAAAGCAGATTAATCTTGCAAACGGACAGAGAGCCGAAAGAAAACTGTTAATCACTGTAGCTGAATGGACTGAGGATGGAGAGCAGGTACGAGAGATACTTGGTAAGAGAACTGAGGACTCAAGCATTGAGTACAATGCAGATATTCAGACATCTACAGATATTCTTGGCTACAATTATACTGATGTTGAGAAGACCCAGCCACAGCAGGATTTCGACCCATTCCTTATTTTAGGTGGTTCAAAGCTGGCGGCAAAGCTTAATGACATCAGAAGGAGAAATGCACTGAGTGAGCTTTCTCAGTTTACAATGTATATCATCACGGCATTCATTGGAAGTGCTGAAAGTGGATACGACACTGAGAGGCATAGCGATTGTACCATTGCTTATAACTCAATTGGCGGTGACTCTAATGTTAATTTCCCGATTTCAGTTTATTACAGCAACGATATCACAACAGGTACAGTTGACAAGTTGGGTTCAGACTTTAAGTTTACACCAGACTCAAGTGCAAGTGCAGTAGATGTTGAAATTTAATTAGGAGGGTGAGAAAATGGCAGACGTTATTACAACCAACAATGATGTAATTGATATTGATTTATCCATAACCAACAAAAAGAAGGTTAGAATTAATGGGGATGATAGTAAGATATTGGAGCTTAATATTTCTGATGCTTTTATTTTGGAGCGTTTGGAAACGGCATTGAAGGAAATGCAGGCAATAATCAATAACATACAGCAGGCTTCCGAGGATGAAGACGCAACATCTGAGAAGTACATTAGAATATTAAGGGAAGCAGATACGGCATTAAGAGAAAAGATTGATTATATATTTGACGCTCCTGTATCAGCCGTTTGTGGCAGTGGTGGAAGTATGTATGACCCATTTGAGGGAGAATACAGATATGAACATATAATCAATACTCTTATCAATTTGTATGAAAAGAACATTACTCAGGAATATCAGAAACTCAAGGCAAAAGTAAACAAGAGGACAAGCAAATACACTCAGCATAAATAATGTACGAGTTACCTTTAGAAATTGATATACAAGGACAATCATTTGCCATTCGTAATCGAGGAGATTTTAGAATGGTTCTTGATTGTTTTAGTATATTAAATGATGTTGAATTAACCAAAAAAGAAAAAGTATTGGCTTGTCTAATTATTTTTTATAACCTTGATGATTTTGATGATTTAGAAAAACTTCCTGATTTGCAGGAAGCAACTGATAAGATGTATGATTTCTTTAATTGTGGACAGAAGGAGCAACCAAAAAATAAGCACCGATTAATTGACTGGGATAAAGACTCAATGATAATTTGTTCAGCAGTCAATAACGTAGCAGGAAAAGAAGTTCGTGGAGAAAGTTATCTACACTGGTGGACTTTTATGGGATATTATATGGCAATCGGCGATTGTGCTTTATCCACTATCGTAAATATACGCTACAAAATAGCAAATAATCAGAAACTTGAAAAACACGAGAGAAAATTCAGAACTGAAAATCCACAGTATTTCAATATGGATTACAGGTCAATGGAAGAAATAGAAGAGGATAACTATATTCGGGATTTATGGAATAGTTAGAGAGGAGGCACAATATAATGGCAGATAACGTGAATGAGGATGTAAAAATTGGTGTGTCATTAGTGCCTGTCAAAGTTAAGGAAACAGCTCAGAAGCTAAAGAAGCAGGTTGAGGACATTTTACAGTCAGGCGGAAATAAAAGTTCCAAAATGACATCACTTGAAATGAGCCTTAAACAGTCTTCACAAAAAGCTGATGAGCTGTTAAACAAGATGAAAAGTATGGAGGGGACAAAAGTCCCTACAGAGGAATATACCAAATTACAGAGTGAACTTGATAAAGCAGTTGAAGAAAATACCAAATTAGCTGATTCTTTTGATGCAACAAATAAAAAGGCAGATGAACTTGAAGCTGAATTGGCTAGAATGGAAAATGTCAAAGTACCAACTGACGAATATTCAGAATTACAAAAATACATTGAAAAAACAGAAAATGCACAAATCAAACTTGAAGAGCGTATGGAAAGATTTCTTGCCACTGGGGGAAGCAAGAAATCTAAATCATATAAGGGTATGAGCTATGATTTGGAAAATTTGGAAAATACACTGGCAAATGCAAAAGGAGAATTACAGGATTTAGTTGACACTGGAAAAGCATTCAAATTAGGTTCTGAAACAGATGAATATAAACAAGTTGAACAGGAACTAAACAATGTAATTGGTGAACTGAATACAATTCTTGAGCAACAAACGCAGTCACAGAATAACATAGACAATATAGAGGATAAGATAAAAAGTCTTGAAGGTGAGGCTGGTACACAGTTTAAAACTACTCAATACAGTGCCTTAAGTGATGATTATAATAAGGCTGTTGAGGAATATGAAAAACTGGGAAATGAATTTGACAAAGCACAAGCTAAAGCAGATGAACTTGAAGCTAAATTGAAGGAGTTGGATAGTGTAGAAACACCAACAGCCGAGATAGAGCAGGAATACGAAGCCACTGACAAGGAACTTGATAAAGTCCTTAATGATATGAGTCAAATTCTTGAAAAACAGAAAGCGGCAGAGGCTAATATAGATTCCATTGAAGCTAAACTGCGTCAAATGGAAAGCACTGGAAATGCTTATAAGACGGCGACTGGTGGAGCTTTTACAAGTGGAGAAACCACAGCTGAATATCAGAAGTTGGAACAACAGCTTGATGGCGTTTGTGATAAAATTAAATTAACCACACAAAAATGGTATGAACTTAAAAATGTACAGGATAAACCAGGAAGCACTGAAGGAGTTTCCAAAACGAAAGCAAAAGTAGACCAGTTGGCTAAATCCGTTAAGAAGACAACATCAAATGTTAAACAGTTGCACAGTGCAAGTAATAAAGGATTTAGTGCTGCCAGTAAATCATTGAGTGGTCTTATTAAAAAGATAGCTAAATATGCAGTTGGAATTAGCACACTGTATGTATTATTTAGCAAACTTCGTTCGTGGGGTAAAGAGGGATTGGATTCACTTGCAAAACAGTCAAGTGAAGTAAATTCACAGTTATCACAATTATTGACTTCTTTCAACAGATTAAAAGCAAGTATAGGTGCGGCATTTCAACCTATATTAACAGTTGTAACACCAATACTTGACGCACTTATTAATAAGATTGCAGACGTGATGGAAGCAATAGCAAAGTTAATAGCAATGTTGACAGGACAGTCTTATATTTATAAGGCAGTTGCCGTTCAGCAGGACTATGCCGCCAGTTTGGACAGTACAGCAGATAGTGCAGAAGAAGCCACTAAAAAATTAGCCACTTATGATACTTTAGTAGTAATTGACCAGGATACAGGAAGTTCAGGTTCGGGTTCAAGTACGCCGGAACTTGCTACATTTGAAAAAGAAGCAGTTGGAAGCTCTGCGGCATTGGATGCTATATGGGAGAAACTACAAAGCATTGCAGACTTATTTAAAAAAGGCTTCTTTGACGGACTGGGTGATTATGAAACAAGACTGGAAGATATTAAAACCAAACTTGGTATGATTAAGGATTCCATCCTGGATATTTGGAATGACCCAAATGTAAGAACAGCGGCAAGCAACTGGACAGACACTACCATCTATAATCTTGGACGTATCACAGGAGCAACAGCAAGCATAGGATTAACGCTTAGAGAAAATGTAGTAGGTGGACTTGCTTTATATTTGCAGGATAACACAGACAGAATAAAAAGTTATCTCATAGATATGTTTGATATTTCATCTGATGTTATGAATATGTTCGGTGATTTGGCTGTAGCAATTGCAGATATATTTGAAGCATTTGGCAGTGAGGATGGACAGAAAATAACATCCAACCTTATAGGCATTTTTGCGGATGCAGTTATGGGAATAACAGAGTTGCTTATGAAATTTATAAGAGATTTCGTGGAAATATTTGTCACTCCTATAGTTGATAACTCGGAGAAAATAAAAACTGCTTTTCAGGGAATTTTAGATTTCTTTGCAAAAGTAACCACAACGATTAAAGAATTAATTGACCAAATCGTTGACAAGCTCAATGATATGTACGACAAACACATTAAACCATTTATGGACTCTATTGCAGATGGCTTGAGTGAATTACTGTCTAAGTTCCTTGATTTTTGGAATAATAATGTTCAGCCGATGTTAGACAGAATAGCTGACAAGATAGAACAATTATATCAGGAACATATCAGACCATTCGTGGATAAGTTTATTGATTGTATAGGACAGATATTTGACGTACTGAAAACATTTTGGGAGAACATTCTACAACCACTTATTGCCTGGATTATAGATAATGTACTTCCAATACTGCTTCCAATCGTGGAACAGGTTGTTGACACTGTGATAGACGCAATAGGCACAATATTTGACATACTGGGAGAATTTTTGGATTTCATTTCAGCAGTATTAACATTCCTTAATGATGTATTCAAGGGTGACTGGAGTGCCGCTTGGAATGATGTAGCTGATATATTTGGAGCAGTGTGGGATTTGATTGTTTCAATATTCAAGGGTGCAATAAATATAATAATAGGTGTTCTTAACGTACTGATTTCAGGTGTGGAAGCAGCAGTCAATCTTATTGTAACCGCTTTGAATACACTTCATTTTGATGTGCCTAACTGGGTTCCACTTATTGGAGGAAAGTCACTAGGATTTAACATAGGCTCTGTATCATTTGGAAGAATACCTTACTTAGCCGAGGGTGCAGTTATACCACCTAATAAAGAGTTTCTTGCAGTGTTAGGTGACCAAGACAGTGGCACGAATATCGAAACGCCGTTACAGACGATGGTAGACGCATTTAACGCCGCCTTAGACGCAAGGGATACAAGTAGCAACAACGGAGATATTGTAATTCAAATTGACGGCAAGGAAGTATTCAGAGCAGTACGTCAGCAGAACAAGGAATATAAAAATACTACGGGCAAAAGTGCCTTTGCATAAAGAGGTGATATGATGTCAGAGTTTAGAGGCTATTTAATTGGAAACAGTAATGGTGAAACACTGGACAGATATATTCAGTATGATACCTATAAGGCTGTACCAAACCAGCGTGAGGAACTTGTTGCATATCGTGACGATAATACAAGGGAGTTGTATAGGGAAACAGCAGATGGAATGAAAACAACCATCAGTTTCAATACACTACCAGTTGACCTCAAGGGTAAAATGGCAATTCAGAATTTCTTTAACAATGCTATGGTAATAGCAAAGGAGAGAAAAGTAAGAATAACATACTGGGATGATGATGAAAACACTTATAAAAGCAGTTATTTCTATCTTCCGAGCCAGTTAGAATTTAACATAAGAACACATACAGACGACAATATATTCTACAAGCCATTAAGTATAGAATTAATTGAGTATTAAGGAGCAAGAGAATTATGGCAAGAGTTACAACCATTCAATTCACAAATCCATATATTTCAGATATAACAGAGGGAATAAAATCCGGTACGTTGAAACTGGAAGAAATACTGGACGACAATAATCAGCTAAAATTTGGTACTTGCAATTCAAGCAAATTCTCTTGCACACTTAGAGGTGCTGATGATTTAACAGGCGAGGAAATTTATGTATATCAAACAGTAGACGGAGTTAAAAATCCTATATTCACTGGTGTTATTACATCCTGCGTTTTGAATAAAAATATGATAGAGCGTGAGTTGGTAGCTTACGATTTGATGTATTCATACAGGAATGTAAATGTTTGGGACTGGTATGCACAGCTTGAATATCCTTGCTCAATGAGATATTTCAGAGACAGTTTAATGTCTTTTATGAAAATAACACAAGTAGAACAAGACTTGTGCAATGATAGTATGCTCATTTCAAGAACTGTATCACAGACTGAAATGAGTTTTGAAACCGTGATTTCAGCTATATGCGAATTAAACGGATGCTACGGCATTTTCAACCGAGAGGGTGAGTTTGAGTATGTAACACTTGAAAACAAAAAAACCGCAGACATCCGCGAAAATGTGCGGTCAGCGTCGGACTATGAATTATACACTGCGAAAAAAATTGATTTAGTTCAGCTTATGTTTGAGGATGGTGACGTTGGCTATTCTTATGGTGAGGGAGAAAACAGGTATCAAGTTGTAGGTAATTTCTTACTTTATGGAAAAACTGAAACTGAATTAAGTAGCATAGGAGTAAATTTATACAGTGTTATTTCAGACATTGAAGTAACACCTTGTGATTTGGAATTAATAAAAACAGATTACAGTTTAAAACTTGGTGACAGAGTATTATGGACAGACAGATATGGAAATGAATATCAGTCTGTTGTATTAAGTGTAGAATTGTCAGGTGTTCAGTTTATCAAGGAAAGTATCAAGTGCGACTTGGACGAATACAGAGATGAAACAACTTCTGATTTTGAAAGTGAAATCAGAAAATTAATG